ATAGAAGAACAAGGAAAGAAATCTTTTAGCACTTGCATGATCACCAACATCAACATGGGTGTCGAACATATCACCTTTAGTGTGATCGTAGTGCTTTAGACGCATTTGTTCTAGAGCATTTTGAGGTGGCCACCAGTATACACAGTCAAACTCTTCCATGTATTCCTTAGAATACTTTTGGATTACAGGAATCACCTGATTCTGAGCAGACAACCACTCTTTAACTTGTTGGTTTTCTGCTGCTTCAGTAACGTTAAACATGTTCCACTGAGGTCTTTGCTGACGCTCCCACCTCTCCATCTCAGTATTCTTTGCCAGTTCGACAATGTTTCGACAAATATTAGAGTCTAGAGCATTGTCATAGACTTTAATATAATCTTTGATACTACGATCCATATGCATACTCCTTCTGGGCACATTCATCCAATGCTTGCATCACTTCGGGAGTGAAGTATTTCTCGGGATCAGCGAGAATAGACTTAGGATAAAGAGAAGATTCACCAATCTTGTAGCGATTACCAACCCTGGTGAATACTCCGTGCTTCTCACCCAACTCCAGTAGTCCATAATAGCGATCCAATCCGCGTTCATCATAGAACAATCTCGTCTCTACTTTAGAATTCTCTTTAGTGAATCGCGACTTCTTGGTTTCACACTTGATGATGTTACCAACAACTTCAGTGCCATCCTTTTCCTTTGATTTGGACAAGTATATGATAGTCGATGCAGCGTACTTCAGACCGCTACCACCGCCCATTTCTTTCATTGGCACATAGGCACCCACCACATCATAGGTGTGGTTCGTAACGATCATAGGAACGTTTGCCTTACCTAGTTTGAGAGTAAGAACACGGAAGATGGACTTCACAACCTGAGCACGAGTCATGTCGCGAGTGTCTTTACCTGCTTCAGTGTCAGTTACTTCCTTTGTAGTAGACAACATACCAAGAGAATCCAGAACAAACATCAGGGGTTTGCGGTCCTCTTTCTTTTGATCAAGATACTTATCAATGATCTTGATCGCCTGTTCACGAAACTCCTGCACAGTAACTACAGGAACAATAATCATACGGGAAGAGTCAATGTTGCGACTCTCGATCATGTCTTTAGAAATCGCTGACTCAGACTCAAAGTAAATGACTCCAGCATCAGGATCGTTATCGAGGAAATGACGAACGACACTAAGAGTAAAAAAAGTCTTCCCCGTGCTCGATTCACCAGCGATAGCCGTAATCTTATTGGAAGGCAATCCGCCAAAAATAGATCCACTAACCAAGGCATTAAACAGGTAACTGCCAGTATCAACGAAAGCTGACACGTCGCCAGCAGCAATCCCTTCACTAACAAGACCAGCATACTCATTGCCAATGTCTTTTACAATATCATTTAGGAAACTCATCCGAAAATATGCTCCAGGGTAATACGTTTTTCAGGTGACCAACCAATCGCGTCGAGAATGACCGTGATCGGTGCTAGGAAACTCTTCTCGAATTGTAGGTCATAATCAATCGAACCGTCAAGCTCAAATTCTTTGGGCAAGGTTTGGAAGAATGAAATAACATTCTCACCGATCCGATTGGGTTTGCGAAGGTAGAGATACTTGATCTTCTCCCCCTCTTGGATGATTGGGTACTTGTGAGTCAACTTGAGTTTCTTCACATAGTAGTTGTAGAGCAAAGAACCACGAACATGCATTGGGCATCCCTTCCCATACACGTTAAGTGGTGAAGAAAACTTCGCTATATTATTGCAACTCTTGGGAAAGGAAATGTCTTCTACTGGAAGAGACTTAAACTGATTTCGGAATTGAGAAATATACTTCTGCATTTCTTCTTCTGTGGAAGTCATTACCATCTGAAGAGTATTCCTAATTGCAGTTCGGCATGGTGCTGGAGTAGAGGATTTTACAGCTTCGATGCCCATGATCTTGAGTTTGGGTTTCTCATATCGAACTCCCTCACTATCCCATACGTTGAGAATGTAACGCTTCTTGGCAGTCCAGATGCCTTTGTCAGCAATATTCTCACGCTTCATGCTCATTTTTTGTTCATACGCCGAAACATAATCCGCAAGCGACTGATAACTGAATTCGATGAATGGTTCCAGTTTCTCTTGACAGATCTTATCAAGTAAGGAAACAGTTGCTGCTTTATCACTAGACTTGTCACCAAAAAATTTAGTAACAAGAGGTCCAAGGTTAAGATAGATTGAGTCA